TAACAGGCTCATGTATATCCCCCCATTCCATAGCTTCATTACGCTCTATATCCACCATCTCAAAACCATGCACACCTCTTGCGCCTAAAATGTGTGTTAAAAGTTTGTTTGGTGAGAAGTAACCACTGTCTCCCATCAATGCTGCGATTTGCGAACCTGATAGAAATTTATCATCTGTAATCTTCCCTACCATTGCAGACTCGCAAAGATAACTGGAGACCACGCTAGTAGAATTAGACTAATAAATATGAATACAATTTTACAAAAATCTTCAATCATAACTAACCTCAAAGTTTGGTTAGTCAGACTTAGCTAGTTAGGGTAGGCTCTTTCCTTAAGTAATATATATTATGCGCCTTTTCCTGACACGCTAAATCTGACTTCCGTTTATATTTATGTACTGCTTTTTCAATAGGTTGTGCCCCTATCTTGAAGCGAATACGGCTCAATAGCTGAACTTTTGCTCAATAGATAACTCGTTGAAATCGTTACATTAGTATACACAAAATAGTTACATACATAATACATACGCTGAAAGCCCTTATTTTTATCGCGCATTTCTAAAATCCGTTGATGGAGACTTTGGGTACTTCAATGAGAAGTCTGCTCGCTCTTTTAGCTCTACGTTACATTTATAAATGGCTTCTATGGTTAGTCTCAACGCTTGTTGTGGACGCAAATCATCCTTGGCAATTTGATTAAGTGCTTTCGATAATTTATTAAAGCACACTCTAGCATTTTCAACATGGTCATCCGCACACGTTGGTACGGTAATACGATTTGACCACCCTGTTCCAAGAGTTTTGGCGTAATACAATTGGTTCTGAAGCCTCTTTCGTTTGGCTTCTGTTGTATTGTGCCTATCGTAATATTGCTCCAAATACTTCAATTCATCATCCATAAAAGTCAACTCCTTGTATAATAAATGGAAAAAAAAGGATAAATCAATTGGAAGTCATTCCCTTTTTTCATGGTAGTCACTACCACCTTTTCGCTCTAATTTTGTGTATTGGAGCAAGTCTGTTAGGTAGTCAATTAGGCTCTCTCCTTTGTTGCAATAGAGCATTTTTACATAGGCATCGAAGATAGCTGTAGCTTTTGGAGTGGCTTTAAATAAAAGCTTTACGCTTGTTTTATCTCTATCAATCATTTTGTGATCGAAAAACTTTTGATATAAGTTTCGTGCTGTTTTATCATCGCATCGGAGGGTGCTACGCACTTCCAGAATGGTTGCCCATTTGTTGCGTAGGGTCGCACGAAGTGCAATACGGCTAAAGCATCGCGCGTAGGTACTTGTGTTTAACCAAGTTACAAACTCACTATCTGTCCCACTGGTGTATTTGTTTTCGTTTTGCATTTGAAAGACATCTATCTCTCTATCGCACACAACCTTCTTAATTTGACTCAAAAGATATTCTTTTACGCACTCAACGGAATGTTCACATGGCTTTACTTTAAATTGCTTATTCATCTTCCTTCTCCTTCTTCAAGATGTTTCTGATGGTTGACTCCTGCCACGTTTTATTGCCTGTTCGTGTCAAGATGTTACGTTTCTCTAAGCCACGTTTGTAATCTCTTAGTGTGACTGGAAAATCTTCCTCTGACCTGATTTCGCGTAAAATAGGTATTATCTTCAAGCGAAACTCCGCAGCCCCTTCCATACGCAATTTAGAGGCTTTTTCTACAGCCTTTAATACGTCAGGACTTCCGAGCTTCTTCCCCCTACCCCTCGCCTTTTCAATGCCTTTTTTTACATTACGCGACTTGACAGCTATACGATGCTCTATTGATTTACGTGCTAACTCAATAAAGCCTTTCATCTGTGTTGCGTCTAAATGCGGTTCATCGCTTGCTAATAGAGGTACACCAGTCTTTATTATATAAGCAACACAAGCAAGATTGCTTTCTATGTCTCGCATAGTTGGTGTAACAAGGACGGATTTATCGTTTGAAAATACTTCCTGTATACACTCCTGTAGTATCTCTATGTTGGTTGATGTAACAGGACGGTCATAGTATTCAATATGAACGCCTAATACTTCATACCCCCTCCCCTTACAAAACTCTTGCGCTTGCAACTCATACCGTTCTCCACTGTTTGAGCCTTGTTCCAAGCGCATATATATTGATGCCTTTTCCATAGTTTTCCTTTTTATGTAGTTTTTTGTTAATTGTATGTCTTCTTTTGTATTATGCAAGCATTAAATGTTGGTGCATAGTTGCATAACGCAATTAATAGGCAATTCGATGAGAAAACTAGAGCAACAACAAATTTATCTACCGTCAGACTTGAGGGAATTACTGAAAGAAGAAGCAAAGGCAACGACAAATGGAAACATTAGTCTGTTGGCTGAAGAGTTAATTCGTGAGGGTCTAAAAGTAAAGGTCAATGAGCGTATTCGTAAAGAAGACGAAATGAAGAACCTTATAGATAAAGTAACTAACGCGAGGCAGATTTATTATGGTGACGAATAAACGTAGAGGCTACGAGTTTGAACGAGAAATCGTCAACTTCTGGAAGAACGCAGGGATAAAAGTCAAAAGAGTTTTGGCTTCAGGAGCTTTCAAACATTACGGAGAGAATTTAAGCGGAGACATCCGTTTGAATGGATTGAAGGTAGAATGTAAAAGACGCAAAAACGGTACTGGGTTTGCCATGTTATATAACTGGTTTACCCAAGATGCTGCCGATTTACTTGTGGTCAAAGCTGACCGCAAAGGGGCGTTATATATTCTTCCTCAATCATTAATGCTCAAACTAGCGAAAGACGCTGGTTGGGAAATAGAAACAGAAATAGAAGGAGAAAAAGATGAATGAAGTAATTGATTTGGGTCTTATGAGTGAAGGAAACAGTGAGTATATACGCTTCAAGCCAAGTGTTAATGCGTGGATAGCTGATGGCGATGAAGTACAGCTTGATGATGTAATTTTAGACCCAAGTACTCTTAAAACAGGATGGGGCAAGATAGCCGAAGGACAAGCTCCTGAGTGGCTATGGGATGTAAGTTTGGGTAAAAGACCGCCCCAACCTTCCCCAGAGCACAGGCGTGGCTTTTCAGTAATGCTGAAGATTAAAGATAAGGGGTGGCGTGAGTGGTCGGCTAATGGCGTGGGCGTGATGAAAGGCTTTCAAGAGTTATGGCAAGTCGTAGGTCTTCAGGTAAAGGATAATGAGGGCAAAGCTGTACTGTTAAAATATACAGGCGCAAGAATGGAAAAGATAGGGCAAGGCACTACGCGGATTCCAGAGTTCGAGGTCAAGACATGGCATGAGATGACCGATAAGCCACCAGTAAAGGAAGAGCCTGTGGCTGAGGACACAAATGCAAGTCGTGGTCTTGTCGATGACGAGATACCCTTTTAACTGATGCCTCCAAACTAAGGGGGTGTAACAGCCCCCTCTTTTTTATGCTCAAAATAGTAACATACACAATGTATCTCATTACAATTACGGATATAGAGACCGCTAATGTCGAAGTGCATCGTTTGGTGTTTGATAATCATGCGGAGTGTGTGGCTTTAGCAAAGGCTATTAATCAGGTACGAGACCCAATTTCTACAAAGAAGAATTGTCGTAGTGTGCAGTCGTTTTATTGGGATTTGCCATGATTCAGAACCACATCAAAGAAATAGCATTGGATTTATTGGGAGAGCCTAACAAAAAGCTGTCTACAGATAAGGAGCTGCGCTTTGGAACGTATGGCTCAATGTCGGTGGATATTGAGAAAGGTACGTTCTTCAGCCATGAGGAAAATGTAGGTGGGGGCACAATTGACCTGGTGAAGAGATATGTCAATGACCATGTGGACTATCTCAAAAAATATGAAGAGCCGAAGAATAGAGATAATATCAAAGATATATATCCATATACTGACAAGGATGGAAAGACTTTATATGAGGTAGTACGTTTTGAGCCTAAGACGTTTAGACCAAGACGTATGAATGGCACTGGCTATGTGTGGAATCTACAAGGCGTTGTCCAAGTGCCTTATCGACTTAAGGATATATATGATAATCCAAAAGAAGTGATTTATATCGTAGAAGGAGAGAAAGACGCAAATACACTCGTAAAAATGGGTTATGTGGCTACAACAAATTGTTTTGGGGCAAGTAACTGGAAGCCTGAGATAAATAGTCATTTCTCAGGGCGTGATTGCGTTATCGTTCCTGATAACGATCAAGCTGGAAAGATGCACAGTGAAAAGGTCGTCGAACAGCTAAAGACGGTGTGTAATAGCCTGAAGGTGGTGCATCTTCCTGTAGCGAATGAAAGCGATGATGTAACCGATTATTTTGGGTGGTTGGGGTCAAAAGAGGAATTTGACAGACTCGTTAAAGATGCCCCTGCTATTAAGTGCAAGCCTGAAAGCACAGTACCCTTTCAAAGTTGGGCTACAATGGACGCAATGATGATACCGCCACGACGGTTTCTTTATAACAATCATTACATAAGGGATTTCGCAAGTATCACCATAGCGACTGGCGGTATTGGTAAATCAACATTGTGTCTTACCGAAATGATAGCAATGGCTACCAATATGGATTTATTGGGGGCAAATCCAGAACAACGGTGTCGCGTATTATATGTAAACGGTGAAGACCCAATCGACGAAATTCAGCGTCGTATTGTGGCTATATGTGAGCATCACCAGATAGATCAGTCATTGCTTGTTGACCATCTCTATTATGCGTCAGGGCGTGATTATGAGTTGCTACTGAGTCAGGGGTCGGAGGGTGATATCAATGAAAATCAATTTAAGATGATAGAAGAGTTTTGTCTTGAAAAGAAGATAGATGTATTTTGCTTAGACCCTCTTGCCAATCTTACAACCTCACCTGAGACCAATGAAATATTTAGAACGCTAACAAAAAGAATAAGCGAGTTAGCAAGTAATTGTAACTTGAGTGTGGAGATTGTACACCATACGCGAAAAGGTATACAAGGCATGGAAACCACTGTTGAAAGCGCAAGGGGTGGTTCTTCTCTAATTGCGGCTGTTAGAAGTGCAAGAGTGTTGAGTCCTATGACAAAAGAAGAAGCGGAAAAGTGTGGATTAGAGACTCATGTAAATCACTTTCGGATGGAGTTGGGTAAAAGCAACTTAGCAAGACCTATAGATAAAGCGGTGTGGTTTCAAAGAGTGGGGCACGATCTGGATAATGGAGATCAAGTAGCGGTGTTAAATCGGTGGGAAATGCCTGATATGTTTAGCGGAATGTCTATAGAACTGGGGCGTAAAATACAACGTCGAATTGAAAGCGAAAGACCAAAGCAAAGTCCAAGGGCTGATAATTGGGGGGGTAAAATCGTGATTGAAATGATGGAGCTTGATATAAAGGAAAGCGATAAGTTTGCACGATTACAAGCGACGCAAATATTAAAAGAATGGGTAAGGACTGATGTATTACGGATTTATGAGGACTATGACAAAAGGTCAGGGAGAACGGTAAAATTCTATTGTGAAGGGGGTAAAGTGCTGTCTGAATAGAACACACCATCTCAACCCCTCAAAAAAGGGGTTGAAGTGGTGTGTAAAGGGTTTAGGTTTCATCTAAAGACACAAGTTCATAAAACATTTGTACACACTCCCAAAACTCCCATTGAGAGACAGTGAGCAAATCTTTCTGAATTTCGTTTTTTCTTTTCTTTGTGTTGTAGCAATAAAGAATAATTTCTTTCTGATGATCTATAATTTTCTGGATGTCACCGTTAGGCATATCACACCAAAAATGTTCATATTGCTTGTCGTTTCTATCAGAAGTGGGAGACCATTCAATAGTTCTTGTGGATTGGATTTTCATAATCTTCATGAAATCATAGCCATAAGGGTTGTCTTCACTTCCAAGATTTTTATATAATGCACCTTTAATCATTTCTTCATTCCTTCAATTAAATAATTATACTCTTGGTTCTTGGTGATATTGATTACAAGCACCGTTTCCCCTTTGTCGTTATGTTGAAAGGTGATTGCAACGGTGTCACCTATGTCGGCTTGTTTCTTAATGCCTTGAATAGAAAAACGTCTATCGCCCCTATCGTTTCGTGTTCGGTAAAAAGATAGGGTTGTTGCTGTACCGTCTAAAAAAGCGGCTTGTATCTGTGCTCTGTCCCCTGCCCTCATATCATCAAAGTTTACGCCTACAAGTTTAAAGAAGTTTCTTATAGATGTATTAGCGTCTATAATAGCTTTATCTAGCATCGTTTTTGTGAGGGTAATAGATGCGACTGGGGTGTTTAATGGTGTGATGTTTGTCATTGCTGCGCCTCCTTATAATCATTAAGAGTTGCGTAATTTTTCTGATACCATTTTTGCTTTTTTCTTTGTTGTGACTCAATAACTCGTAAAGCTTTTATAAGGTCTTGATTAAGACCCATAAAATTAGTTTTGTTTCCTTCAGAGTCATAGACACAAACATTCATTGTATATACTTCACTTATTTTTAAACGCTGTAGCTGTTGTTCTTCAAATGTCATTATTGATAATCCTTCATGTTTAGAAGCCAAATTAAGGCAATGATTAGGAGGAAGCCGAAAGACATTCCTCCCACTACTGATACAATCGCTTGAAATTCGGTCATTACGCTACCTCCTTCAAATCTTCTATCTTTCCGCTTTTGGTAAGAGATATCTTTGCATATTTGCCGTTTAAATTGTGCCATACGACACCATAAACAAAACCGCAGTTGGCTTGTGTCTTGGTCTCTATTTGGGTATCGTTTCCAACTTCTCTATAAATAATTTTATAGATGGGGTTTCCATTGTGGGAATAGGTTTTCTTTCCTACATGAACAATAATAACGTCGATATATTCCATTATGCTACCTCCTGATGCTTCTCGTATAGTTCCCAATCAACAAGGGCTACATAATCAAGTGAGGCTAAATATTGAATATCTTCATCTTTTAAAGCTTCTTTGATCTGTGCTTTGTAATTCTGGACAATGCTTTGAGACACAACAACCGTTTCTTTAACGTGTATTATGTCGCTTACCTTCCATTTGTTTTCATCAAGTAATGAAACGCAGATATCTTTTACGACAAACATCTTGGCGCATTGGGTAATTGAGGCAGTGTTTTTGTGATACTCCGACCAGTTTCTACCAAAAGATCGGTGCATTTTCTCACCCTTTATATTTTCTCTGAGTAAGTTTTCTCTGTGTTGTCGTGTGCTGAGATTGTCGAGAATGTGCAGTTTACTAAAGGCTCTTTCAACTGTTTTTATGATTTCTTTCTGCTGTTTGTTCATTGTTTCATATCCTTCGTTAGTAGTTATTTTGTCGTTATTTATACTTATTTACACCATATATATACTTTATGCAAGCACTAAATGTATGTATTATACAATTATTATGCAATTGTGAGGATGGTATGGGCGATTTAAAGAAAGATTATGAGGAGCTTTTTAAGCTGAAACCGATAACTAAAGATGAGCGAATGAAGCAATTAAGGGTTCTTAAACCTGAGACAAAAGAGAAATTAAGGGCAATGAAAAGGAGGGTTAAAGATGGAAGTTACCACGATAAAAAGCAATGAAAAGCAGTATTTCCACAGTGCTAAAAACATCAAATATCTTCCCACACTGTTAAAGAGCAGTAACCCCTTTAGGGGTTACTGCTTTTACTGTGGGAATTGATGTGGAGGTGGTGGAGAGCTTCCACAACGTCGTTTTCTCCACAACATTAGAGAGGTGAGTCATGAATATTAAATATGCAGAATTAATCGCGGAAGTTGGAAAGCTAATTGGAGAGCGTGGGAAGTCATACGGTGAACCGTTGGCCAATATGGAAGATATCGCGCAGTTTTTTAATTTGTATCTCAAAGACAAGAAATCGATTGAGGCGGTGGATATTCCAGTGCTTATGATTTTGGTTAAGGTGGCGCGGTTGATGAAGACACCTTTCCACGACGATAGCGCAAAAGATGTCATTGGTTACGGTGGAATATTACGAGGCATTATAAAAAATGGAAAAGCCAAATAAATTTATTCTCCAACATGGAGAGTATGACCAGAGGCGCATTAAGAAGGGTGAAAGTAAGGTTTTTGTCAATCTAGCGTCAACACCTTTTCATAGGGCATACGCAAGAGGCACAATTTCGGCGGCTCAATTTGAGAGTGCCAAAGAATATGAAAAAAGATATTTGGCGTATTGGCATAGAGGAGGACAGCGAAACATTTTAGATACAAGCGTCAGGGGTTCTTCTTTAGATGCGGAGTCACAACAAGAAGCATCATTAAGAGCCAAGGAACGATTAGAAGAGGTAGACGGGGCACTGGTTGAGGCTGAGAGGGATATAGTAAGGAGTATTGCGGTTAATCATGAGCCGATAGGAGAAAATAGCTTGAGGCGTAAACGGTTTAGATTGTTGGTGAGTGGCCTTGATAATATAGCCAAGGTCTTGCGGTTGTCGTAATTTTTACTTTTTAGGGCTGTTTTTGTATTTGCAAAGTGTGAGTTAATTGGTTTTAAATTGTTACAATCTGCTAGAATTGGCAGATAAAAATAATCTCCAATGTAAATAATTGTAAAGATTAACAAAACAGTTTAAAAACACTATGCTAGACATCACAGAAAAGAAGGGCAATAGAAACGGTCGCGTCCCTGGAACTGGTTCAGGGCAACAGCTTGTTAAGATTATTCGCAAGGAATTGACTGGAGCGTTTTCAGAATTAGCGAGAAGAAAGAAGCCTTTGCACCTTTTACTTGCGGACCAAATCGAGGTCGATGCGTCTAAGACATTGAATTTAATGGGTAAATTCCTACCACAGCAACTAAACATGGACAGCTTCGGTAGTGAGTTTAAGCTTGCATTAGAGGACGTAGCGACTAGAATAGCAGAGCAGAACGCCTTAATTAAAGAGCAAAACGCCAATACAGTTGACGTTAAGGCAGAGGATAAATAGAAAATAACATAAGATCGATTATGCGCTCGGATGCTCTTTTATTCAATGAAATCAATTACTTAAGTTTTTGCAAATAATTATATTACAGTAATTTAAGACAAAACCACAACATATAGTAGCTAGATAGTAGAATTTTTATAGCTATATGGATACAGCCGACAGACCCCCCCATCAAAAAATATAGGGTGGCATACATATATCTATATACCCCCACATTGACTCACACCCTTCCAAATCAGCGCATATGAGTCATTGTACCTGTAACGAGTAGCTTTTTTTCA